CGACCTGCGTCGCGGCGGTGATGCTCCACGACCCTGCCCCGATGGTCGCGCGCTCGATGAGCACATCCGGGAGATTGTTCAGCGCCTGCTGCAGTCCGTCCCACGTGATGACGTGGCCGCCGGCGCTGGGCGGGACCGAAGACGGGATATCGGCGGGGTTGACCAGCTGCACGACGCCGGGAGCAGTGTAGGACGCCGGGTTGACCGAGATGTCGTAAGTGCCCAGCGGAGACGGCACCGGGTTGAAGGTCGCAACGACGGGAGCGATCCCGTTCACCGCGACGCTGAGTGGGGTCGGGGCGGTGTAGGCGGTGATGTGGCCCCATGCGTCGACGGTGAAGCCATCGTAGACCCCCGGCGCAAGCCCGGACGGTGCGTGCCCGACGACGGGGTTGGCTGGCGCTCCGGACACGGTAATGGGCGCCGTGGAGGAAACGGACAGGACGCCGAACCCGCCAGACAGGGAACCACCGAGGGCGTGCAAGGCAGCTTCGAGCTGCTCGATGGCTACCTGGACATTGGTGCCGGTCACGATTGGGGCGAATGTGACCGGGACATAGCTCACATCAGCCGCCGTGGTGGGGCTGGGCGGCGGGAGAATGCTGTCCAGACACCCACAAGGGTCGAAGACAGGCAAGGCGCTGGCAGGCCAGTTGTCGGGAATGTAGGTGAACTGCCCAAACTGATTGACGACGGCTCCGCCGTATTCGCCGGGAGTGACCCCGGTCGGGCGCAGGTCAAGCCGCGGCAGGTCCGGGTCGAACTGAAGCGACTCGCCGACAGTCAGCGCGGCCCACAGGTCGAGGCAAGGGTTTTCGGCCCCGTCCGGCGGGCACGCCCCCGCCACGTATTCCACACCGCAGATGCACGCCCCCGCCGGCCACGGCATGGCCGAAGTGCCGCGCATGCCACGCTGCACCGTCAGGAGAGTGCCGGACACCCGCGAGATAAGCACGATCTCCCGCCGGCCGGACGTGTAGATTTCGGCGAAGGCGTGGCCGGGCGCGTCCATCATGGTGACAAACGCCGGAGGCAGGGACACAACAGTCAGCGTCCGTGCGTCGCTCGCCACCGCATGAACGAGCGTCGTCGAGAACAGCGCCGTCACGAGCACCCCTCCTGCGCGGCCAGAACATTCCCGCTGGTCCACACAAACCTGACCCGTGCGCCGGCGGGGAACCGGCGGGGGATGGTGCCGTCAGCCCCGCGCTCGACGATAGGCAGCCCGCCCGTGCAGCCGATGAAACGCACGATCTCGCCATGGACGCCGTCGTCGATGGCCAACTCCACCGGGCGACAAAGCGCGATGGAGCACAACCGCCGCCGGTCCGGCTCGCAGAGCTTGAGGACGGTCGACCCGGACTCCAGGACGGCGCCAAGGAAGCCTGTAAACTGCACAACAGCGTCGAACACGTCAGTAACCTCCCCAGGCGGCACCAGAGGCGGGCAGAAATCGCGGCGCTCCACGTTGACCGCAGCGCGGCGATCAACGACGCAAGTCTCGCGGATGCGCAACTCTACCACGCCGCACGGCCTGCCGCATTCCCGAAACTCCACTTCCAGCCTGCTCGCGCCGAGGTCGAACAGGTGGTGATCCCAGCGGAAGCAGATATTGCCGTCGTCGTCGCGGTCGAACGCCGGGTAGGCCAGCCGCCACACGGTGGTGCCGCGCGGACGAACCCACGCCTCTATGTCTTCAAGCTTGCGCCCTTTTGCCACGAACCGACAGTCGGACGGGCGGAAACAGGTCGCCGCCGTATTTTTCGTGATGGAATGCTTCGTAACGATGTGTCGGGGGCGGCAGTCTTCCACGTCGAGACACGTGGCACAGCCCGGTGCGCAGGAATTGCACGGCTGCGGCTGGCAGTCGTGGCACGACGGAGACTCCAGCGGAGCCTGCAAGGCGCGGGGGTCGAGAGGCCGGCGAGGCTGGAACAGATAGTGCATCACACCCACCGTCGCGGACGCATGAATACAGGCCCGACCGAATACCCCCGACTGGCGGCCGCCTTGGCATCCGCCGCACCCTGCGCAAACACGCGCCAGTGCCGTTCGGCCCCGACCGGATCATACCAATCCCCGCCCCGCATCTGCATGATACTAGCAACGGCCCCGGCTCCGATTGCCGCCGCGTGGTGGTCGTAGAGGAACCGGTCCAGGAAACACGTGTCGCGCCCCGGAGACACGGCCGCAACCGCTTCGATCCCGCACTGGCTGGCGCGGGAAGGCGCCGGGTAGACACGCAGGTCGTCGGGTGGGGCGAAATAGAAAGACGGGCGGGATTTCGCCTCGTTGTCCAGCGGCGGGCGGGTCAGCGCCGCCAGCCGGGTGCCGAACAGAGCCACATCAAGTAAGCCGAGAACCACATAGCTGTCCTCCACTTCGAGCTGGTAGTCCGGCACGGCCGGCAACGTCTCGATCACGACATGCCGTCGAATGGCCTGCGAACGCTGCGCCAGAAGTATGGCCGATTCGCGGATGGCGTGCGCCGCAACCTCGTCGGGGATGCCCATGACATACGGGATCACATACGGGAAGAACTCTTCCAGCCTGACGTAGCCACCTTCGGGCGGTGCGCAGATGCAGGTCACGGCGAATCACTCCGCGGCCGGTAGCGGATCGTCGGCGTGGCCGGCGCCTGAAGATTCGCCCGGCGGTCGGCATTGAACCCCGACCGATCCCGGCGCTGCGTGTCGAGGACGTTGTAGAACGACGCCGCATAGGCGGCGGCCATCTTGGTGGATGATGCCGATTCGGTGTCGACCATGAACGCCCGGTAAAGCACCCAGTCGACGAGCGCGGCCTCGAACTCCGGGGCAACGCCAACGTGCTTGGCGTAGTCCCCCAGCGTGAACGGGCGCGGCCGGCGAATGACGGTGGCGATCACCTCGATGGTGGCGTCGGGCGGGACCGGAGGAGACACATCGAAGTGGGTGGGCGACACGGGGTTGCGGGAATAGCTCCGCACGCAGTATGGCCTGTCGGAACTGCTGCGGGCGACGACGCCCAAGCAATCCGGCTTGCGGACGGCTGCGGCCATCCGCTGATCCTGCTCCTTGATGGGCGGCCCCGGCACGGGCGTGCCTGTAGCCCCGCGCACCATGTTCCGGTCCAGCTTGACAAGCTCGATATACTCGTCCGGCAGCTGCTGCTGCGCGCCAGCCACCAGCGGGATGACTGCCTGAACCGCGAAAGCGTCGCGCCGGTGGGCGACCAGCTGCGCAAGCGCCTCGTTGAGGTAGTCCAGCAGGCTGACCTTCGGCCAGCGGACGAACTGCCGACCCTGTTCCTCGTAGTCGTTCAACAGGCGGCCGGCGCGGACCAACAGTTGGTCGACCGTGGAGCCGAGATTATGCGTCGCCACCATCGAACGACCCCAGCGACACCGGAGGAATATCCACCCCGGCGAACAGCGCAGGGGCAGGCCCCGGCCCCGGCGCGGGCGCAGCCACGGGTGTAGTCACGGATACAACCTCGGGTGCAGATGCGTTCGCTGGCGCGGCGGCAGACACACCGTCCGGCGGCGGCGGAGCCTGCCACGCGGCGGGACGTTCAACGGTCGGAACAGGCGGCTCGTAGTCGGGCGCGGTGGGCACCGGAGGGCCGAAGAAAGGCTCGATGTGCGGCAGCCGCTCGATGGCGGGGTGATAGGGGTAGACTGCCCCGTTGATCCGGTTGCGGAGGAAGGTCGGCGCACCGGAAACCGTAGCCTTAGTCTCACCGATCATGGCAAACCTCCGGGGTGCAAAGGGAAGCGCCGTGGACCTCCACCCAAAGGCCCACGGCGCAGGGGAGCGGAAGCCGGCGCCAACTATACCCGCTGCCCGTTCGCGTGTCGATCAGAACAGACCCCGGCAGGGCTCGAAAATCTCCGGGCTGAGGAAGAAGCTGAAGCCCTGCAAGCCTCCCGCCCCACACGACGTGCAGTAAGGAGTCGGAGGCGGAGCCGCCGGCACGCCGTTGAGCGTTGCGCGCAGCAGACCGTTGCGCGGGAAGTAGAACGTCCCGTCCAGCGGCAGGTGGATGATCCCCGACCCGGCGACGGCAGCGTTAATCGTGCCGCCGGGGATGGGGATGGCCACCGAGGCCATGTCGTCGGTGATGTCGCGGAACTCAAGGTCAATCGACAGGCCGGGGATAGGGCGGTCGATCATCCACCAGATGGACCGGACTTCGGTGTAGCGGGGGATGATGTGCGTGTCGATGGAGTCGCCGTCGACGATCTCGTTGCTGCACACATACTGGTTGATCGCCTTGGACTCGCGGCAGTCAGCCGCCCCGCAGGAGGCGCAGGAAGCCTCGTCCATGTTGTGCCCAAACGGCATCCAACGAGTAGGCGAGAACAGAACCGGCCCGTGGCGGTTGTCCGTCTCGAAGACGGCGTCCGGGGCAGGGGCCACCTGCGGAAGCATGGCCAGATACGGATTGGCCGTCCGCTGGCCGCCGAAAAAGAGCTTGTGGATCGCCATGGTAAATCTCCGACTGCCAGCAATCAGTTGAACCGGGCGTAGAGGTGCGCCAGCGCCTTCGGCTGGATGACGCCGAACCCATACGCCTGCAGACCCTGGTAGTAGATGTCCCAGGAATCCTTGTCCTCGATCTCGCGAGTGTGCTCGACCACGGACGCGAAGCAGGTCGCGGAACGGATGCCGGCGACGATGTGCCAAGCCCACGTATTCGCGCCGGTGTCAAACACCCGAGGCACGTGGTTGGACTCGTAGATGGCGAAGCCGGCAATGTTGTCCGCGATCCGGCCGTTGAGGTAAGTCGACTGGCTGAGCCCCGAAAAATACGCCGCGCGAAGTTCGGAATTCATGATCGCCACCTTCATCGGCGTGGGGATGACGACGTAGCGACCTTCCTTCGGAATGCACGCCTCGTCGAGAACTGCCGAGAGGTTCGTCAGAACCTCAAGAACGTTCAGGCTGGTGACAGGCACCGGGTTGCCGGTCTGTCCGAGGTTGTAGCTGTGCGAGACACAGCCGGCCGCCGGTCCCTGGTTGTCGCAGTGGGCATAGGTGTAGATTTCGCCGAGCAGCTCGCAGTCGATCTTGTCCGCAATGGTGCGGGCCGTGTTCTGCATCAGCTTGGCGCGCATCTGATCCCACATCGGCATCATGTCGGCGTCAAGGCGCGCGATCTTGTAAGAGAACTCCTTCGCGCGGTCGATGACGAGCGTGACAGTGTCCGACTCAAGCACGTCGTGCTTGATCGTGCCGTCCTTCACATGGTCGCGGACAATGACGCAAGGCTCACGGAAAAACGTGATCTGGTCGCCCTTCCCACGCATTTCCCCGATATATTCGGTGGTGGAAATGTCGCCGAACACCGTCGAGCAATAGAAATTCTCGATGAGGGTCTGCGAATAAATGGGGGGGATAAGATTGCCCGAATACTGCGGATAGCCGGCAGCGGCCGGAATTGCGTTAGTATACCGGACCATGTTTTACCTCACTTGTTGGGGTCGAACCTACCCTCGATCATGGCCTTGTCGTAGAGCGCCTGCCGCTGCATCCACTGGTCATGCGGCATCTTGCCGGCACGATAGCTGCTGTAGTCGGCCATGCGCTGCGACGCGGTCAGGATTTCGGGTGTTGGTGCCGCAGAAGGCACCGCCGGCTGCCCCCCACCGGCTACCACGGGATGAACAAGCGCGCTGGGGTCCGGCGCGGCATAAGCGGCGGCCGGAGAACTCTGCCGCCGATAAAGTTCGACATTGGCCCGGATCGTCGCCACGTCCTGCATCCGGTAAGCCTCCGCCATCAGATGGCGGATGGTCTTGCCGGGCTGGTAAGGCAGTGGCCGGTCGAGGTAGGCGTTGAACGCCGGGTCCGCCACAAGGGCGTCAAAGTCGGGGACAGCAGCGTAGAGCGCCTGATTGAAGGTCTGCTGGGTGACGGAGCCGACGCGGGCGTCCAAATCCTTTTCCAGCTTCGAGATGCGCTTGCGCACCTGATTGAACTCCGGAACGAGCTGGTCCAGCGCGGCGAGCATTTCTTCGCGGGCCAGCGCGCGGACGTAAGTCTCCGCCTGCCCGAACGTCTCGCGTTCGGCCGGGGAAACATTGATGCGCTCCA